GCGATTTCGGGCAAGAAGGTCAAGGAGCTGTGCACGGTAGAGGTTGAAAGCCGTGCGCCTTTTGAGCGCCTGTATCCCGGTTATTTTCTTTCCCGTGTGGAAGCGATAGAAAATGAGTTCAACCACGGGTACTATCTGCACATTCGTATGTACCGTGCAGGATCGGATATGGCGGCGAGGAGGAAGCGTCGAAAGGAAGAGGGGCGAAAAAGAACAGAAGGGAGACAAATATGAGTGTGGGAATGAATCGAGCGGGGGCGTGTGTCATGTGTCCGTTTTATCGTGGCGTCAAAAAGGGACAGGTGAAGGTATTGAGGTGCGCTTCTCCGCTTTTGGGCGGTGTGGAGAACGAGACACGGTTCAGGTCGGAGGACTTGCGAAAAAAGCAGGAGCGGACGTATTGCCGATCAGGGCAGTATCCTCAATGTCCTCTTTGTGAGGCAAATGACACGGCCATGGACTTCAAGCGACCGAAAGTGGACAAGGAAGGGAAGCGGAAATGACGAGATAGCCCCCATCGGGTAACGGTGGGGGCTTCTTTTTCGTTTGTGTGAATTGTAAACAAATTGTAAATAGTGAAAAAGTGGGGGCCGACATTTTTTTGAAAAATGTGCTATCGTAGAATAAAGGACACGGCGCGACGGGAGGTGAGTGAGTGGCGCAGGGACAGAAATATGACGATCGCGTCCGCGAGCGAGCATTGGCTTTGCTGGCGACGAATATGTCGGCGCGGGGTGTGGCTGCCAAGCTGGGGGTAGCGGAATCCACGGTGCGAAACTGGAAACGCGCGTATTTGGAAGAGAATCCGAGCTATTTGACAGAACTTCGCGCTCAGAAACGCGCGGAGTTTGCGGCTGTTGCGTGGGCTGACATTGGCAAAGCGCAGGGAATGCTGTCGCGGCGTTTGGATCGTGCGGAGGCGCAGGAGGATGCTTTGGACAAGCTGATCGCGCTGGTGAGCGAGGCGGACGTGATGACCTTGACCCGTGAGGAGAAGCGGGATCTGATCCGTATGCTGCAGATGATCAAGCTGGAGGATCCTGCCAAGCTGACCAACATCATCGGCGTGCTGTACGACAAGCAGGCGTTGGCCTCGGATGAGTCCACGGTGAACGTGGGTGGCACGGTAGGTGTAAAGAACCTGGAGGACACCTGATGGCGGTAAAGACGGGAAATGCGAGAGTGTGGACGATCCCTGACATGATCGCCAAGCGAAAGCAGAGGTGGGAGCAGGGCTACCCCGAGAAGGGAATTCAGCCCCATGACATTGCTTACGACGAGGTGGTGGTGGATGCGGCGGTGCGGGAGATTCTGGGAGATACGCACACGCCGCCCAATGCGGCTCTGGTGGCCGAGCTGAACGAGCGGCCGCATTTGCTGATAGAGCTGGCCTTCACGGTTGTGGACAAGAATCGGCAGACGGTGCCGTTCTTCCTCAACGAGGCACAAAAGGAGTTTATCCGCATCTACGAGGAGCACGGTGGCGGCGTGCCGTACCTGATCCTCAAGGGCCGTCAGCTTGGTTTTACCACGGTGATCACGGCCATTCAGTACGCCAACGCCATCAAGCTTCGCAATTTCTCGGGGCTGACGCTGGCGGACACCGCCGAGAACGTTTCGGCCATCTTCAACGACAAGGCGCGGTCCATGCACCAGCGGCTTCATCCTCGCTTGAAGCCCAGCGAGAAATACAACTCCAAGCGGGAGCTGTACTTTGACAAGCTGGGATCCTCCTGGCGTACGGCGGTGGCCACGGCCGACGTGGGACGATCCAAGACGCTGAATTTCGTGCATTTGTCCGAGGCGGCCTTCTTCAGCTGCACCTTGGGAGATCTTCAGGCGGGTTTGTTACAGGCCTGTACCGCCGACGCGGTGGTGATCTACGAGAGCACGGCCAACGGCTTCGGTGAGTTCAAGGAGCTGTGGGACAGCGGTACTTGCATCAATCTGTTTTTCGCGTGGTGGCTGGCACCCGAGTACCGTTCCACGGACTACGGAGAGCTGGAACGAGCAGAACGGGGCGAAGGGGACGCGTGGCTGATTGAGCGGGTGCGGCTTCTCTTTGAGATGGGCTTGGATCGCCGTCAGGTGGCTTGGTACTGCAAGAAGTACGCGGGTTATCTTGACAAGTCTCTCATCCGGCAGGAGTACCCCTGCACCCCGGAGGAGGCGTTTATCGCTTCCGGTGATTGCGTATTCGACGTGGAGGCTCTGACCCAGCAGCTGTTGCGGGTAGGCGCTTTGAGACCTCGGGTGGGTGAGTTTGTCTATCGGCGCATCAAGACCCAGATCAAGGACGCTCGCGGCGAGGTGATCGGCGAGGAGTGGGAGCTTTGCGACGTGGAATTTGTGGACAAGCCCGGCGGGCTCATCCGTATCCACGAGGAGCCTCTTGTCAAGACCGACAAGCAGGGTCATGTGACCCACCGCGCGCCCTATGTTCTGGGCGGTGACACGGCGGGCACGGGCGAGGACTACTTCACAGGCAAGATCGTCAGCAACATGACGGGGCGGACGGCGGCCACGGTGCAGATCCAGCGCATAGACGAGGACGTATACGCCGAGCAGATGCTCTGTCTGGCACGGATGTATCATGATGCGCTCATCGGCATTGAGACCAACTACTCCCGTCAGCCCATGCGGCTGATCGCCCAGGAGTACCGATACCCGAAGATCTATATGCGAGAGCGGTTCGACAAGACCTACAACGAGACGGCGCAGGTACCGGGATTTGAGACCACGCCCACGACCCGTCCCATCATCATCGCGGGATTGGTGCGGGCTTTGCGGGAGGATCCCGCCATGGAGCCTGACGTGCCCACGCTGAAGGAGCTACTCACCTTCGTCAAGAAGGAGAACGGGCGGCAGGAGGCGGTAGAGGGCGGGCACGACGATCTCGTGCTGGCCTTGGCCATCGCCCATCAGATCCGAGGGCAGCAGGTCACGGACTGGATGGCTGTGGAGCCAGAGCGGGATCCCTTCTACGAGAAGTATTTCGGCGGTAATCGAGGCGGGAACATGGCTTATTTTGACGATGGCGCGGACGTTGGTAGTTACGACGGAGGCGGCAACGATTACGGATCGGGCGGAGGCCTCGGTGACTACGGCGGATGGGATGATATATAGTGCTAACGTGCATGAAAGGAGAAAAGATGCAGGTTAAGATCAAGACAAAGAGGGGGACGGTGGAGCTGTCCTTCGAGAAGTTGCGTATATTCCGACGGCTGAACCGCTTGGAGGAGCGGATGCAGGCGGCAGAGGAGAGGATCAAGAAGCTCGTAGCTGTGGCAGAGAGCTGTCCTTACCAAAACCGCGCGGCTGATTCTGTGGAGCGGCGTGAGCCTGCGCCCGAGGCGGAGCGGAGGGAAGACCGAGAGGCATACACGCCCGACGAGATGTATCTTGCCTGGACGGAGGGTGAGGAAGCCGTCCGTCAGCTGAGGGCAGAGCGTGAAAGGGATATGAGCTTGAAGGGAGGTAGGAGCGCATGAGCTACAACGGTGAGCGCGAGGCGGAGGTTTCCGCTCTTTGGAAGCTATACGAAAACGGGCGGGGCTATCTGTCTGCCATGGGGCTATCAACCAAGCTTCCGCTGTTCAACCGCTTCTATGAGGGCGATCAATGGCCCGCGCAGAACAGGCAGACACGGGGGCTTCCGAGACCCGTGGTGAATTTCGTCAAGATGATCGTTCGCAACAAGAAGGCGGTGATCCTCATGGCCAAGGCCAAGATCTGCTACAAGGCAGAGCTTTCAGACGTGGACGTTCAGCCGCTCAATGATTTTTCTGACTACATCGTCAAGGAGATGGGGCTGGCGGAGCTTGACCGTGAGGCGGTGCAACAGGCCTGTATCGAGGGCACGTACATTTATCACTTCTACTGGGATGCCGAGGCTGTGGGCAAGGACGGCAAGGTGGCGGGCGGTGTGCGCGCCGAGCTGTTAGATCCCTTACAGGTGATCTTTGAGAACCCCACCCAGCGGGACGAGCAGAAGCAGAAGTGGATCATCATTGTGTCCCGTGAGAGCGTGGACAGCGTGAGAGCCAAGGCGGACAAGGGCGTGGATACATCGGCCATCGTGTCCGACGAGCTGAGTGATGACGATTACGGGACGGTGGAGCAGGAGGGCTCCAAGCTCTGCACGGTGCTGACCCGTTATTTCAGACGGGATGGGGAGGTCTACGTGGAGCAGGCCACCAAGGCGGTACAGTTCAAGGCACCCACGCCCATCGCCCCTGACGTGGAGGCGGCGAGGGCTGAGCTGTTCCCGGAAGAGCCTGCGGCTGACGAGGAAGAAGAGGCGGGTGTGGACGCGCCCAACAACGATCTGCCCGACGCCGCGGGGAAGTCCGCCAAAAAGAGCAAGCGCCGAGAGCCCTTGAAGGGGGAGCGTTCCAGGGCGTACCTTTACCCCATTGTGGTGGGGCAATACGAGCCCCGTAAGAAGTCTATTTACGGCATCGGCGAGGTGGAGGGGCTGATTCCCAATCAGAAGTACGTCAACACGGTGCTGGGTATGTCTCTCCTCAACGTGATGTCGGTGGCGTGGGATAAGTTCGTGGTACATCCCAATGCCTTGAGAAATCAGGTGATCACCAATGAGCCCGGTCAGATGCTGACAGACTACTCCAACACGAACGGTCAGGGCATCAAGCGGCTGGGTGGCGCGGCGCTCTCCAACCTGCCTGTGGGTCTTTGCGACACCATCATGTCCATGACCCGCACGGTGACGGGTTCTACCGAGGTCATGAGCGGCGAGACGGTGGGCTCGGTGTCCTCGGCCATGGGTATATCACTCTTGCAGGAGGCAGCCAAGCATCCCATCAACGATCTGCGGGAGGGCTTCTGGAACGTCAAGAAAAAGCAGGGGCTTGTCCTGGCGCAGTTCTTCCGTCTTTTCTATCGCGGCGCGGAGTACGTGCAGGAGGTAGATGAGGAAGGGGCTGACGGTGAGGTTCAAAAAGCCAGACGTCTGGCGACCTTCGACGGCTCCATGCTGGAGGGGATGCGATACGACGTGGTGTGTGAGGCTACGGTGGGCACAAGCTCCTCCTCGGCGGGCACCATCGCTTTCCTTGACGCTTTGTTCGCGGGTGGTCACATCAGCCTCAAGACCTACGTCAAGTATTATCCCGAGGATGCCTTGACCAATAAGAGCGAAATCCTGGCAGAGGTAGAGTCCATGGAAGCTGAGGCGATGGCACAGGTACAGAGCGAGCTTGCCATGGTGCAGGCGGAGCTGCAGCGTTGTCAGGCGGCCATGGCTGAGGATGCGGCGCTTGCCGAGCGTGCGGCGTCGATCGTGAAGAACAATCAGCAGTTAGGTCTCATGTTGGCGGCGCTTTATGCCGAAAGCAAAGAGAAACTGAATGCGGCTAATGCAAGCATCAAAGCAGGGAATGCGAGGATCGATGAGGTAACGAAGGATGCTACCGATTTTGCGGTGGCGCTGGATCAGATGCAGAACGCGGGATGACCGCAATCTGTAGGGGAGGCCCTATGTGGCCTCCCGCAGGGATCATGAAAACGCGGGAGAGAGTTGTGATCCACTCTCCTCATCCACCGCTAACGCGGTCCCCCTTCCCCGCTGGGGAAGGCCAATAATATGGCGGGGCGTCGAGGACGTCGCCCCCTACGAAAAGATATACACCGCATAGCGGTTTATATACGATAAAAATACCCAAGGAACAGGGAAAAAATCCACGCGGGAAACCGCAAGAAAGGAGCGCACCGATGGGTGAGCAGGAAAACATTGTGGCGGTAGACACGGAAACTGTCGCCGAGGGGGAAAAGCACGTAGAGGCTACCGATGCCGAAGCAGGAGTCGACCCCGCTTCTGCCGATATCGGAGATAACGGTTCCGGTGATGGGGCAGACGGAGCGGAAGCTTCTGAAACCTTTGAGGACGGAGCGGACGGTAATGGGACGGTGGAAAAGCCCGGCCACAGGACCGCCGAAAACGCCGAAAACGCCCGAAGACGGCGGGAGCGTGAGGAAAACGACCGGATGGAGAAGGCCAAGAGGGAAGCCCGTGTGGAGGCGATTCTGGAGGCTCTGGACGGTGTCAATCCCTACACGCAGGAGCCCATGAAGGACGCGAGCGACGTGGAGATTTACGAGACCATGAAGAAGATGGCGGCCAAGGGGTTGGATCCTGTCAAGGACTATCCCAAGTACCGTGCCGAGCAGGACAGGCAGGCGGAAGCAGGCCGTCAGGCGGCCCGTGAGCAGGCTGATTTCTTCGCAAGGGATCGGGAGGCTTTTATGAAGGCTTATCCCGAAATACATCTCGATAGTCTCATTGCTGACGCGGATTTCGCGGACTATGCCGAAGGAAAGGTTGGAAAGAAGCCCTTGGCGGAGATCTACGCCGGGTATCTGAAGCTTTCTGAAAAGCAGGGCGCCAAGGCGAGAGAGAGTGCGCGAGCGGAGGTGAGCGCGGCTGAACAACGAGCGGCGCAGGCCTTGGCCAACGCAAAGGCAACGCCCGGGAGTGCTGTGGGGGAGGGCTCAGCGGAACCGGAATATTTCACCCCCGAACAGGTGGACAAGATGACACCTGCCGAGATTGAAAGAAATCTCGATAAAATTCACAAATCTATGCGAAGGTGGTAAAACCACAGAAAGGAAAATGACTTATGTCTTATCAGAATTTTAAGCCCGAAGTATGGTCGCAGACAATTCTTAAGGCTCTTCGTGAGACCGGTGTTTTTGCGCCCGGCTCTCATAAAGAGTTCAAAGGAGACATTAAAAAGGCAGGCGATAGCATCACCTTTAGAGGTCTTGCTGATCCTACCGTTCACAAGGTTAATTTTGAGGATCGAAACAAAGCGATCCCAGCGCCTGAGGTACTTGAAGATCTCAGCCTCAAGATGATGATTCGCCAGATTCGCGTTGTTAACTTTGGTGTAGGTGACGTGGACGAGGCACAAGCAAGCGGAGATCTTATGAGCCTGACCAAAGAAAGCCTTCCTCAGGTAATTTCCGACGAAATTGAGCAGTACATTGCGTCTTTGGCAGTAAGCAATGACGCGCCTAAATTCAACAATGGCACTCCCTTGCTGATTGCTCGAGGTGCAAGTTCTGCCACTCAAAAGAATCCTATGGATCTTGTGGATGACCTTGTAGAGGCTTTGCGCGACAACAAGGTGCCTGCGGCTACGCCTCTGGAAATGATCGTGTCTCCGACATTCTATAAGCTTCTGAAGCAGGAGTATCGCGAGCTTGACACCAACAACAGCGGCGTGCTCTCTACCGGTAACATCGGAAAATACAACAATGTGACGATCAAGCAGTCTACCAATGTTCATAAGAGCGGCACGAATAATGCCAATCATCATCTGCTCATTCGTACCAAGAACTTTATTGGTTATGCGGATGCGATCAGAAAACTGGAGGCATACCGCCATCCCGATCTGTTCGAAGATATCATTAAGGGTCTTTACCTGTTTGACGCAAAGGTGCTCAGACCCAAGCAGGGCTTCTTCGTGCCCGTCAAATTCTCCTAAGGAGGTAACATAACATGGCAAGAACCGTAATTAACGTAAGCAAAGCTCCCGTAAGAAACAACCCTTCCGCTGCTGTTGCGACGTCCACCTTTTTCAAGGCCTTGGACGCGTCTGCCGGCGGTGAAATTCTGTGGGATGAAAAGGATGACTTTGTGACAATCATTCTGCAAAATACTGCGAGCTCCAGCGGCACCGCAGTCATCAAATGCGGAGACGGCCCCAATGCCGTGGAGGATCTGCAGGTGGTTATTCCTGCTTCTTCTACTGTATGCGTTGGTTTGGACAGCGCACGCTTCAAGGTGACCAAGGGTACCGATAAAGGCAAGGTGCTTCTGACGGGCCCCGCTACCATTTCTGTGGCGGTCGTTGTATCGCCTTGATGCGAAATCATAAAAAAGCCCACGGTTCATCCGTGGGCTTTTGAGAAAATACCCTTATCCGGCGGCATAGCCGCCACCTTCCCCCAGGGGAAGGCAAGAGGGAAACGGAAAGAGAGGTAACACATGACATACGGACAAATGATTGCCGAGGTATTGCGGCTTGTCTTTGCCTCGGGCGGTGCCATTGTGGGCGAGGGTGCGGAGGATGTGGCGCGGATGAAGAACGATCCCCGATACGCGGATTACATTGACAGGATCCCCGGGGCGTTCAATCGTGCGCTGGCAGATCTGGAAGCCAAGAAGATGATCCCGTGGAAAGCTCGTCAGTTGGCTTGGGCCGAGGGGCAAGGAAGGGGCGGTGCCAAGGCGTACAAGCTGGCGGAGATTGCCCCTGATCTCTATGAGATCGAGAAGGTAGGGGCGTGGAACGCGGGCAGAGGAACGCGGGAGCTGTTGCTCGTGAAGGATTACGAATATGACAGCGAGGAGCTGATCATTTACGGCGGCGCGTACGCGGATGCTTTCGTGCTTCAATACACGCCGAGGCTTGAGCGGATGACGGCGGCCACCGATGCAGAGGCTCAAATCTCGCTTCCTGAGGCTCTTGCGTCCGCCATCCCGTACTTCATCAAGGGGGATCTGTACGAGGCGGAGGAGCCCGGTGAGGCGGCCAAGGCGCGGAACATATACGAGCAGATGGTGGGGGCTTATCTTCCGCCCCAGCATCAGGTGCAGGGCAGGGTAGTGAGAGTGTATGACTTTTAAAAGTGTGCGGTAAATTGTTGTTTAGGAGTACGGCCAAGGGAAACTTTTTGCAAAAAGTTTCCCTTGGAACCCTTCAAAAACCTTTAATAATAAACACTTTTTAAAGGTTCTTGGAGGTGGTTTGGAGGAACCTTCTTTCAAGAAGGTTCCTCCGAGCGTACCCCCATAAACAACAATTTATCGTGAAAGGAGTTTTATATGGCGAAAGTACAAACGAATGTGGCGCACAGACACGTGCGGACGCTGACCCTTGACGAATTTCGCGGCGTGGACTTTACATCTTCGGTACTGGACGTAGACAAGCGGCGTGCCGTTTCTATGAAAAATCTGCTTCCTAAGGCCGGGAGGAACGTCAAGCGTCCGGGCTGGAAGCAGGTGCACCGTCTTGGCGGCAGGATCCACGGAATGTGGACATTTACACGAGGTAACACCGAGGAGCTGATCGTACACGCGGGCTCCGGGCTTTACGAGGTGTATGAGGAGGATGGCGTGAGCAAGTCGCGAGCTGTGCAAGGCCGCACGGATCTTTTAGGTGACGGCGTGAGCGAGGTTTTTTTCTATGGCGGACGGATGTACCTAACGGGACACAAGGCCTATTTGGTATACGGCTCTTGGGACGGGGGAGAGACCTACGAGCTTCGTGAGGTGGCAGACGGGGAGGACACGTATGTGCCGACTACAACCATCGGTATCAATGCCACGGGTGAGACCGACGAGGAAGGGAACGCCAAGGACAGCCGTGTATCTTGGGATCCCGTCAACCGTCTTTCGTCCAAGCGCAAGAACCGCATGATGGGTAAGAACGCCGAGACGGCTACATGGTACCTGGACAGTGCGGTAGATTGGACGAATAACAATCAGAACTCCGACGTCGTGGTAGAGGTAGATGTGCGGATAGGCGTTAAGGTTGTGACCTACCGATTGGAGAGTAGCCCCCATCTGGAGGGTGTGACCTTTGAAAACGATCTCGTATTCACCGGCGATATGCTTCCGGAGGGCATGAACAAGGGCAGCGTGGGCGGCAAGGTTTTCGGAGGCTCCGATGACAGAACGACGATCGTGCTGAACTTTAAGACCGCACCTCCTCGGGAAGGGGAGGACAATATCACGGTGACCTTTACAAAGCACGTAGTGGGTCATGCTGAATCCATCGGTGCCTGCCGCTTTGGTGTGCTGTACGGTGCGGGCGGTAACGCTGACCGTCTTTTCTTGGCGGGAAATCCTGACACTCCCGAGATGGAATACTACTCATACTGGCGGGATCCTACCTACTTCCCGGATGTTTATTACAACCGCGTAGGTACAAGCTACAGCGCGGTGACGGGCTTTGCACGGGTTAGCGATGGCGTGTTGGCCGTATTCAAGGAGGGTGACCGTCAGGAACCTACAATCTACTATCACACGGCCAACGAGGAGATTATCTACAACGATGACAAGAAGCTGGAGCGTGTGGACTTCATCCTGACGACCCAGGCGGGCAATATTGGCGAGGCTATTGTGAGCCGCAGGGCGTCTGTAGATTTCTTTGGGGACCCCCTGATCCTTAGTGAAAACGGGGTGTTTGGTATCGTCATGCGGCAGAATCTTATGACAGAAGACAGATATGCGGCGGAGAGATCCCGTAACGTGAGGGAGAAGCTTCGTGGCATGGATAAGTCGAGAGCTGTCGGCGTGGTATTTGAAAATAAATACTGGCTGTTTGTGGGCGGCGGTTGCTTTGTGGCAGACAATGGCTACACCTTCCGACCCAAGGAGGCCTCGAGCGGATATCAATACGAATGGTGGTACCTTGAAGGGATCCCTGCCGCAAGTGCTACGGTGATGGGAGATCATCTGTGGTTCGGTACAGAGGACGGGCAAGTCAGCCGATTTAGAAGTGATGACGAAAACAATGAATGCAGATTCACTGACGAGACTTTCCGATATTTTGCGCCGTGGTCTTCTCCCGGTGTGAGTCAGGACGTGGAAAGCATGACGGTAAGCGCTGACGATTTTTCCAAAATCGTAGTGTCCGAGGTCTTCATATCCAAGCTGGGAAACGCCTCCATGGATACGCTGGTGCTTTCATCGGAGACATACGCAAGGTATTTGAACGCAGACGAGGTGACGGTAGAGGGGGGCAGGATATTTCTTAAAGACCCGAACCGCATCAGAGATATCAGGGCCGGGACGGTAGTGTATTCCGACGAACTTGGCGGTGTAGGAGTGACGCCTCGGACGCCGCTTGTGATAACGGATATTGACAGAGCGGAGGGCAGCTTCATGTTGACCTTTGAATCAGGCTCCGCAATTCTTACGGAAACAAGTGCTCGGCTTGTTTTAAAGCTGACGGGACGAGAGCTGTTTATCACCGATGTGGATGATACAACGTGTAAGTTCTCATTAAAGGCCCACGTAGAGGGAGAAGCATTGGAGCTGACACCATTCGGATCTATGGGCGAGGTTTCAGACTTCCATGGCAAGCACATCGCAAGAAATGTGGTGGTGGCCGAGTGGTACACCCCTGCGATCGATTTGGGAACGCCTGCTTATGCCAAAACCTTGGACAGGATCATCGTAGCTATGGAACCCATGAAGGGCGGTGCGGCATCCGTTGGATACGAGACGCGTATGGCTATGAGTGAAAGGGAAGCAATGACACCTAAGGGCTTTGATCTAAACGAATTAAATTTCCGAGAATTTTCATTATCTGCATTTGCCGGTTCAAACACAATTTCGTGTAGAGAACGCAATGTAAATTATATAAGATTTCGGATGACATCCACAAAACCGATGGATATGCGGGTGGATGGGATTACGGTGGAATACAAACTCACTATCGCCAATCGGGGTTTTGTATAGGATTGGCAAAAGAAAGGAGCTACATATGGCAATAGATAAAATAAATGCGGAAATGTGGGATCGAATCCGAAGAAAATCTCCGGCGATTCTACCCGATAATCCAACGGCAATGGGATGGGATGCAAAGGAAATCAGAGAATTACTTTACAGATTCGTGCTGGACGAAAAAAATTCCGTGCGAGAGCTTATTGAAATTTTGGTGGAATCGGGGTTAGACGAAGCCCGCGTCAACGAGCTGATCAACGAAGCGTTATCTTCTTTTGCCCCTCCCGGAGGAGGCGAGGGCGGTATACCGGGGGCGGCCGTGCTCTTTATCGAGCAGAAGCTCACGGAAGGACAGAAGATGCAGGCCAGAGAGAACATCGGAGCGCCCGGCATTGACAAAAACAACGAGACAATCCCGGACGTGGAGGTGCAGGAGCCCTCGGGCGGTGGGGGAGGCACAGGAGCTGACGGGTTCTCTCCCATAGCCAAGGTGGAAAAGAGCGGAAACGCGGCCACCATCACCATCACCGATAAGAACGGTACCACGACAGCCACGGTATACGACGGAGAGCCGGGCAAGGATGGAGCGCCGGGCAAGGATGGCAAAGATTACGTTTTGACCGAAGAAGACAAGGAAGAGATCGCAGAGCAAGCGGCGACGCTTGTTGAACCGAGTGGCGGCTCCGCTTCCATCGACGTGACCGCAGAGGTCGGCCAGACCATCATCGTCAAGGAAGTGGACGAAAACGGCAAGCCGACCAAGTGGGAAAGTGCGGAGTATCTTGTAGGAGCGAAAGAGTATAATCTCAGCGAATTGGCGAGTATGACTCTTGAAGAGCTGACGGATGAATACGATAAGCATCCTATAGTATTGAAGCATTATGAATTTGGTGTGGGAGATGTCAGAATTCCTCTTTCGAGGGCCGGAATATCTTTTACCGGTGTTGGATTTGGGCAACACGGTAACGTACTCCGTGTTAGTACTGTTCCGTTAGGTGATTCTGATAAACTTCGTTGGGATGTATCAAAAAATTTTACTCCGTTTATTGAGTTCGAATCGTACGTCTCCGAGGGAGTATTATATTATGATGGTTCAAGTGTCAGAACAATAAATAAAAGTGAGTTAAGTGTGTCTCCCATAATTGCCGATACGTCCCAGTATACACCAGAAGAAGTTTTGAACCTTGGAACAAGCGGCAAAACTGTTTTTTTAATGCATAATGAGGCAAATATAGGTGTGTATGCTTTTACTGCCTTTGCATTAGATGTTGCGTCAAATAAGATAATCTGTAGCACTACCACAACGCTCAACGGCTCTCCAATGCTTATACAGCTTTTAGGAGATGCTGAGGATGGTACTTGGCAAATGACTGCAACTCCACTGGCTACAGCCGAATAAGGAGGAAACCGAATGAGCGTACTGAAATACAAAGACCCCGAAACGGAGGAGTCCGACCCATGATAAGCGCACTACATTTACTATGGATCATCCCGCTTGCGGCGAGCTTTGGCTGTGTGGTTTGTGCCATTCTGGCCGTAGGGAGGATGAGCGATCCTCATGACGTGGGGGATGATCGCGAAGGAAAGACCTGATCCGAGGCGCCCCCTTTTCGGGGGTGGGGCCTCAAAGAAACCCTGAGAATAGCAAAAAAAAAGGAGGGACATATCCATGCCGACAAATATCACAGCGGGTTGGCTGTTGGATGAAAACGGGGACAAGTTTGCCCCCAAAACCTTGACGTCGCAGGTGCAGACACACGACGGCAAGCCCCTTGACGACAAGATCAAGGAGGATATTAAAAGCTCCGCCGTTCTTTTGACAGAGCAGGAGCTCACCAGAGAGCAGCAGGCGCAAGCTCGGAAGAACCTCGGCATCGGGGATGACGAGGAGGAATATACCAATTTGGCAGACCCTACGAGCGAGGATTGGGCACCGGATACTCGCCTGGGCTCCGACGGATCGACCAAGGCTCTGACGGGAGCGCAGACAACCAACTATATAGCTTGCCAAAAAGGAGACGTGCTGAGGGTCAAGGGGCTTGCCATGAAGCAGAGCCTTCCGGGCGGAAACAACACACCTGAGATCTGTGTTTACGATGAAAACAAGCTCCATCAGTACACCGTTTATCCTATGTCTACCCACGCCGACGTATGTGTGGAAGAGGACGGGGTACTGTCATATACCCTGGCCGTGAACAACAGCGGTGCGCAGATGGGTGTTGCGATTGCTTTTGTTCGTGTTTGCGGAACACCCACCGGAGGAGACGTGATCATTACCCTGAACGAGGAAATCAAGGCAGGAGATGACACCCGCCTTCAGGCGCTTGAGGACCGTGTATCCGCTCTGGAAAAGGGCGGAGGCGGTGGTGGTGAAAATAACGTGAGTATTCCCGACTACTGGGAGGACACGTTGGCTGCCAAAACCAAGGATGTGAAGGCGCTGCAGGCGGAAGGCGGCAAGAGCTGTGTGAGCTTCGTGTGGGCATCTGACACACACATACCCGACAGCGATACCGACGCCTCACCGGGTATCGGAAAGACTGCGGATATAGGCAAGCTCATGGCCAAGATGATGGACAACTGCGAGATTCCTTTTGCGGTGATCAGCGGAGACGTGGCAACGCGAGCCTCCTATCCTACCAAGGAGGAATACGTGGAAACACTCAAAAAGCTGCCGGATCACCTGGCGCCGATCTGGGACACCGACAGGCTTATAATGGCCGTTGGCAACCATGACGGATGCTTCGGAGATAGCGACGGATATTACCGTAAGCAACTTACACCTGAGGAAATGTGGCACTACTTCTTTAGAGGGCAGGCTCTTGATTTCCGCCGTGTATTCTCTGAGGACGGGCTTTACTACTACGTGGATAACATCACGCAGAAGACGAGATTCATTGTGCTGAACTCTCATTTCGGAGGTCAGTACGCAGTGGACGGGGACGGAAACGCGGTCAACAACCGTTTTGAAATCTTCTGTTACGGACAGGCTCAGCTGGACTGGCTTTCGAAGGTTGCACTTGACATGGAGGAAGGCTACGGCGCTGTGATCATCACGCACATTCCGCCTTTCTCCAACAACGAGAAGAACGTGGACAGAACCCAGCTGACCGGCATCATCAAAGCCTACAACAACCGCACGAGCTTCGAGGGGAGCTATACCGGCGGTGTAGACGGATGGAGCAACAGCACGGTGAACGTGGATTTCAGAAACGCGAGGGGAGAGATCATGGCCGTGTTTGCGGGACACGTTCACATCGACAGCGCCGGCACAATGACGGGTGCGGGGTGTGCGCAGGTGACGATCATTGCCGCAGGCGCTACCCTCAACGTGGAAAATCAGCCGGAGAGAGTACCCGGAACTGATACGGAAACATCCTTTGACGTGGTGACCATCAACAGGAAGAATAAAACGATCATATGTGTCCGTGTCGGTTACGGTGAGTTTCAGAAAAGAATGGCTACCTACGGCATCGCGGACGTAAAGACCTACACGGTGACGCTCAACAATACATACTGCACGAGCACCAATAAGGCGTCCACGGTCAACGAGGGCGGCTCTTACGTGACCGCGATCGTAGCAGACGAAGGGTATACGCTTGAAAGCGTGACCGCGACCATGGGTGGAGCGCCTGTGACGGTAACAAACGGAACCATCAGCATTCCGAACGTGACGGGTGATATCGTGATCACAGCGGTGGCGGTTCTCAGCGAGCCCGAAGAGCCCGAAGAGCCCGAAGAGCCCGAAGAGCCTGATGTAGGGTACACCAACTTCGCCAAGCCAAACGAGGCTACCGACAATCCCGCGATGGGTGGATGGCTTGAAAACTACCGTTGTAATTCCTCGGGTGTCACGCCGTTTGAGGGTCTTACGGTGACCAACTTTGTCGAGGCGCAGAAGGACGACATCGTATACGTGTACGGAATGGATCTGGAAACTGCAGTTGGCGGACAGACACCGAAACAGCAGTACCACATCCAGAAGGGTGTGGCGGGTCAATTCTCCAACACGAATCTGGTTGATGCCGGGTGGTACATGGGTAAAACCGACGACGGCGGCTACATCATCGGTGAATACGGCGCCGAAGAAATCCGCTGGTACCGCTTCACGGGAGTGCCTACGAACGGCAAACAAAACGTTATCATCAAGATCCAGCGTGACGGTGAGTGGCTGTGACGGGAATGATATTATGATATCATAATTAAGATTGCAAACGACAAAAACTGTAGGGGGAATCCTTTCCCCTACAGACAATGAAAGGAACCGAAGTATGAAAAAGAAAAAGAAAAAGAAGGTCATAGCATTTGTGGTAGTGCTTGCGGGAATCGTTATCCTCGTCACGACGCTTGGCGGGGTATATCTCATTGGCGGAGGGTACTTGGACGCGGCCATGGAAAAGGTGAGGAATTGGGGAGAGGACGGCACGCTGGATGGTGTTACGGTGTTCATTAAGGAGAAGCTGCCGCCTATTCTGATCGCTGTGGGGACAGCCGTGGGCATGGTGCTGGCGGCTTTACTTCCGGTGATAGCCAAGGTAAAAACGGCGGCGGAGCAGATTGACACGGGGACTAAAAAAAGCGTGGAGACAACCGAGCTGGCTGCCGATGCCAGGAAGAAAATGGAGGAACATAGTGCAGCCATGGAGGAGAGAATGAATAATTACAGCGAGACCATGGAAATCCGCATGAAAGCCTTTATGGAGGAACAACGAGAAGTACTACGCGAAATGATGGAAAATTTGAAAACAGAAACAGCGGCGGAGCACGACAAGACGGCTCGCATCGAGGACGGTGTAGACAAGCTTCTTCGTATGGAGGTGATCGCCCATGGTGCCAACGAGGAGTTGGTAAAGAAAGGGGCGGCCTCAAAGATCGCACAGGTGGCGGACGGAAAGCGGGAGGAGGTGTAAATATGGTCAAGGTAAAGGATATGACACTTTCTCAGTTAAAAAAACGAAAGACGTTGTACGGCCTCGGGAGCTTTGGCGTGTCTGTTGTGCCTGCGGCGGCGGTGATTCTCTCCAGGTGGGAGCTTTACACCAAGGACGGCGGAGGTATCAAGCTGGGAGTAGGAGGTGTTCTTTTGAGTGTAACACTTCTTTTGGGTTTCCTCGGAAGAATGAAGGTGCCGGGACGGGTGATCGGCGTAGGATTCGTGTTTGTCGCGGCATACCTTCTGGAGGCTGTCCTCCATGATCTTACGTTACTTTCGGGTGTTGTTTTCGGATCTGTGGCGGCGGATGCTCTGTGGACGGGACGGATGTCAAAGAAGGTTGCGAAGGAGTTGGAGCTGAGAGAGGCAGCCGACAGAGCGGGTAAGGCGACGCTGGAGGGTGTCAAGGAATACTTGCGACAAGGAGGAAGTAACGCATGAGCGAAAAAATAAGAGTGTTTTGTAAGCTTTATTTGGGATACGCGGCCATAGCGGCGTTTTGCCTCATGTACGTATTGACAGCTTTTATTGATCTGGAGCCGACGGGAAGAACGGTGCCTATGATCCTGGCTGACGGCCTGATGGCTTTTGCCTTTGGTGTAGGTATTGCATCTTTGTTCAAAACACAAGGGCTGGCGACAGGGGCAAGAGAGCCGGAGGTAATCAATGCCGTGAAAGAACACGAAGCACTGGTAGAGGAGATTGTGGAAGCTGATGGAATGGAGTCTTTGGCAGACTGGTGCGCAGAGCAGAATATGAAAAATTACCGAACGCAAAGAGCCAAGATTTTATCAAAGGCGGGAATGACTTATGCCGAATGCTTCACATATGGGGGGACGGCTCTTCCTTGTGAGGTGATGGTCGTCCCGGTGAAGGATATCAAACGGTTAGGCTTGATACTGTGGATCAGAAGATGTCGGGAGGCAAGAAGGAAAAGAATTGCATATTACAGAGCGGTGGGTTTAAAGCTGACAGAGCTTTCCATCGGAGAGCTGATGGGGGAGGGATCACGTTCGGATGATCCTTACTGGATGGGGCGAGGCGTGGCTGAATACCATCGACAGACAACCGTATCGGATGTGCTGGGAAAAATTATCTCTTCGGTGGTGCTTGGGTATTACGGAGTGAAGATGGTTACGGATTTCAGTCTTGCCGGACTTTTATGGATTGTGATTCAAGTAATATTTTTTGTAGTCCTCGGTACTTTGAAATACAGCGGCGCGTTTTCCTACATGACGACGGAATATCGAGAACGGCGCATCAAAAAGACGAGACATTTAAAAAAATATCAGAGCGAGCATGAGAAAGCCTTGGAGGAAGGGGAAGACGCAGGAAAGGAGAAAAAACATGAGTTTGAGTAAATACGGGCGCAAAGCTATAGAAGACGGATCAAGGGTAAGAAGAAACGCATTGGCACCTTATGCCGACGGCTCATCTACGGTAGAGACGGAACCATATGACGATAGATACAGGGCGGAGTTGGAGGCCATCGACAAGAGCTACGGAACACAACAAAGTCTTGCTGACAGTCAGCACCGCGTCGCCCTCAGGCAACAGGCACAGAAGAGGTCGGACAGCAAGCGGGAGTCTTACATAGCCCACGAACGCTTACAGAAGTATCTACCCCAAGCTCGCGCGGTGTCGGGTATTGAGGGTATGGGTATGACCGAAACAGCCAAGATACAGGGCCTCAACGCCTATTTGGGTGAAAGAAGTGCAGCTGATGCTGTCTATCAGGCGGGGGTCTCTCAGTTGGAGGGAGCCAAACAGATTGCGGACACAGAGAGAGAGACAGCCAAACAGCAGGCGAAACAATCTGCGCTGTCTGCCTATTTGGATCGAAAGGAATCTGCGGCCGAACAGGAGAGCGCGGCGGTAGGCTCTATTCTGGATTCTCAGGCATCGAAATATTTCGGAAACGACGGAAAGATATCCGAGAAAGGATATCAAGCTTTGGAAGCGTATGTGAACGCCAACAGGGATAAGATGACGGAGACGGATCGGAGACTGGTGGAGCTGACGCTTGAGGGCTATCGCAATCAGATCAGAAGCGAAAAAGAGCAGGAAGCCTATAGTAGCAATGAGTTTACGGATAAGGGGGCGACCTTCGGAGGAATCACTAAGTTTGAAAACAACAAAAACTTGGTGATCAAGACCGAAGATGGAAACGAGTACAGAGTACAGCTGAACGCGCCCGATAATTCTTCTGTAATCGATGCAGAAGTGCTGGATGCTGCCCAAAACACAAAAACCGGAGAGGTGTTCGGGTTTAGAAAAAAGCTGTATCTGAATCACCACGGTGATATTTACGCCATCGAGGCGCGAGATAATTCCTACAAAGAGGATTACGATACCCTTTACAAGCTGTTCTTCGAGGGCGGTGACGGGAAAAAGACGGAGAGCGAAGACAAGGTGCAGACGCTTTCTTCGTATTCTCGCGCGAAAAATCAAACGGCGAAAACAGGAAGCCCCGGAGGACAGGGAAAATACAGGGGTAGAAACTAATCGGCAACAAGGAGGCATTACATGGCATTCATCGACCCTTACAAGAACAGGGAATACACTTTGCAGGAGTACGCGCGGGCCATGGAGCGCGGACAAGAGGCAAAGGAGGGGACCTCCGAGGAAAAGAACGTCCTCCTTGGAGCCGTAGACACGGCGGTTGATTTGGGCGGGAACGTTCTGGAGGGGGCGGGACGATCCATCGAGGGTATCTTCGACATGGTGGCCGGTGTGGTTGGCGGTGTGGGCGGTCTTATCAGCAAGGATTTTCAAGAGGGCGTGCAGGACGTCATTGAGTTTGACGTGACGGACTGGGCGGGCAACGAGATCTTCAACCGCGCTCACCGTATGCTGACGGGGAGGGACATTGCCGAGGATTCCTATTTAAAGGACGGCGGCATGATAGAGCAGGTCTTGCAAGGCGTGGGCGGTATGCTTCCTGCGGTGGCGGTATCTCTTGCCACAAGTGGTGCGGGTGCGCCTGCGGCGTTGCAGCGGACCTCCCAGGCGTTATCCATGGCGACCATGGCCACGGGCGCGGCGGGACAGGCGACCCAGGAGGCGTACCGAGACGGCGCGGGGTACTATCAAGGACTTGCCTACGGTGCCATCCGAGGCGGTACCGAGGTGGCCACGGAAAAGCTGTTCGGCGGCTTGGACGCAGGGCTGTTCGGCAAGGGCTTCCTGCCTGCTGTATCCAAGTCCGTGGCTGATACGGGTGTGAAGCGGTTCGTCAAGGGGGCTTTGCAGGAGGGTGCGGAGGAGATGATCTCCGAGCTGTCCGATCCTTTGGCACGGTCGGTCTATCAGGGCAAGGAGGCTTACAAGAAGTATCTGGATCCAGCGTTCTATGGGGACGTATGGGACGCGGGTGTGGCGGGTACGCTCACCGGCGCGGCGTTCTCGGGGACGGTTGGCAGGGCTTTGAGCGGAGGCTCTTTGTCCGAAGATCTGAACGCCATCGAGGAGCAGGTGACGGCTCTGGAGAACAAGAAGGCCAATCTGGAGGCAACCGGCAAGCTGACGGCGGAGGCCGAGGCTGCCATTGACGAGAGCATCCGAGAGAACTACCGTTTGGCCGAATCTGTTTTGAAGGGTGCCAAGGAGGGGAAGCGCAGGAGTGCGCTGGAGCGTTCCGCCTTGGGTGCTGACTTTGAGGCAGACGGCAGCTTGAAGGCCGAGAAATCGGCTCTGCTTGACGCTTTCGCGGAGGGGCGGCGTTTGTCCGTCTCTCCCGCCGAGGGCGCAGAGGGAGAAAATACGGCGGCCTTGGACGGGCGTTACGTGTCCCACCGTGTGACGGGTGACCGCGCTGTAAAGGCTCTCAAAAACGGCGGCGCGCGTGCTTTGACCCGCGAGCTGTCCGAGGCTGAATCCAAGGAATACGCCAAGCTCCGCCGCGCCATGCGCGCCTTGGACGTGGCGTCGGGGAACAAGCTGGACTACGTTTTAGCTGAGGGCATGGCTGACAAGAACGCCTACTTTGATCCCGATACGGGTGTTGTAGTGATCGGTGCGGACACGCTGACAGCCGATGCCGAGGGTGCGGCCATCAAGGCTTGGGGACAGGCTTTGGTGCATGAGGTGACGCATACCACGGAGGGGACGATGGGCAACGCGGCTCTGGCGGCGCAGCTTTCGTCCATCATGGGGGATGACGCGCTATACGCCGAGCTGTCCCGACGGGGGTATTTCAAGGGGAGTGCCGAGGAAGTCAAGGCGCACCTTGAGTCCATCACAGGGAAGGTCACGGGGGAACTGACGGAGTCAGAGATCGAAGACCTTGAAACCTTCGTATCCGAGGGCACGGCTATCATGGCTGAGAAGATCCTGGGCGACGGTCATTTTATCAGACGTCTGGTGACCGAGCAGGGGCGCGTGGCCGAGAAGGTACTGGTCAAACTCACCGAGCTGAAGGAGAGCCTTTCCCGCATGACGAGCCGAGACGCAAAAAGCCTTCACCGAGCTGTGGTGAAGGCTGAGGGCTTGTATTTGAAGGCTGTCGAGGAAGCGGGGTACAGGTTTGAAGGCGGGAAGTTTGTGGGGAGTGAGGAGGAGGAGAAAGTCAAATATTCACGAGTTATTCGAGATGTTATTCAAAAAGCAATAGATAACAAAGGTGATATTGGCGAAGAGTATAATCAAAAACGCTTTTCAAGTGTTCCTCGAAAATTATCAGAAATGGTTGAGGTGGCAAGTGCCGGTAAAATAGATATTTCCGGGAAGCATCTTGCTTTGAACGGTGATGATATTTGGCATGAATATCAACGACACAGCAACCCTGAAATCGAGGCAGGAAGACGTCAAATTCCCCTGACCCAAGAGACTATGAAGGAAGCCATTGAAGCTATATATGCACCTGATATTGTTGAGTGCGTTTTTGCTGATGGCAATAATCCATCACAACGCAGGAGTTTTGCATATTCCAAAAAAACAGCCGATGGTCACTACGTGGTTGTAGAAGTCATCGGCGGAAGGAAAAATCCAAATATTACCCCTGTCATGGTTATCCATGTCAATCAAAAGAAATGGGATGCTTGGAAAGATAAAACTTTGGGCGAAATGCTTTACGAACATGACAAGAGACTTCTTGATGCACTTGATGTTCCGTTCAACAAAAAGAACCGAGTTACTGTGGCGCAATTTGTTTCGGAAGAAACCATTGCTAATACTCCACATTCTCCTCAGTTCAATAATAGTATATCACAAGATGGCGATTCTGTCAAGAGGAATTTTTCGGAAGGCAAGGTGAAGGAGAGCAGGAAGGCAAAATCACAGACGTCTGGTAATTCTGAGGCTACGGAAGAAACGCCTTTTGAAAAGGCTGTGCGGAGGATGGAGGAAGGTAAGAATAATTCTGAAACAGTTGAGAATTTAGACAATGAAAATACTCCCAAAGCCGAAATCGTAAAGTACGAGACGGCTATGGAGGGCGACGTTCTTCCTAAACCTGTACTGCCTTTTAGAAAAATGCTGACAGATATGCTGGGCAAGATGATCGAAAGTGATGCCGATTACAAAATTCTTTCAGATTATGCAAAGAGCATAGACAAGCTGGACGTTTTACAGGATCGCATCAACGAACTCAACATGAAGCGCGACGAGCTGCGGGATATTCAATATAATTCGCCTGATGCGCGAGAGCGATCTGAGGCGGCTAAGGCTTTGCAGGAGCTTTACAAGGTTCGGGCTGAATTAGAAGAAGAGATGGCAAAGGGTGACCGAGAGATCGCGCGCTTGCGGGAAATGGCACCTATCAAAAATTTGATGCGCCAAGCAGAGAAGAAGGGTAAAGCAAAGGCCGAGCAGAAAGCACGCGAGAGGATGGAGTCAAAGGAGACGACAGAAGGGAAACGCTTGCTTGAAAAGAAACTCCGTCATCTGTATCTCAGACTGTTTGACCCTACAAAAAAGTGGCATATTCCCCCAGAGATGCGAGACGAGGTGAACGCCGCGCTGGCACAGACCAACATGAGCACCAAATGGGTGACCAAAGTTGCGAAATTGGAGGCCGAACTTGATCGCTTGACAAAATTAAAAGAAAAAGGCGTTCCGAACGATAAGGCAATCAAGGAGATCGAGGAAGAGCTTGAAGCGGCTTTGGCAGAAAGAGAGTCGTTAAGTGAGCAAATGGCATTCGGACTCAGGCTGTTTGAGCTGTTCGGATTAGCCAAGGAGAACGCCGAAAGTGTAAGTCGTGCGTTTGATACGGAAATTAAGGAGAAGCTATACGAATACGCTAAAATCGTTGGAAATACGCCAATACATGAAATGACATTGGAGCAGGTCGAGGCTGCCAACAAGTTCTATCAATCTCTCATCACGCGCATAGGCTTTGCTAATCAGTTGTTCCTTGATGGGAAAGCAGAAGAGTTGCAGGCGAACGGCGACAAGATTATGGCAGAAGCCCAAAGGGCAATCTCCCCAAAATTTCTGAAGCCGAAGAAGAGTGAAAGCAAAGCCAGAGCGGCGGGACGCAAATTTATCTGGGAGATGTTGAAGCCCTTGACTGCTATCGACTTGATAGGCTCCAAGACGTTATCGCGTGTTTTTGACGGTATGATGGATGGAGAAACAACCTTTGCTATAGAAACGGAAAGAGCGGCAAAATACGCAAGATCAGCTTTTAGAAAGTATCACTTTAACGATTGGGATTTGAGTAAGAGAACTGCGTTCAAGACGGCCAATGGCAAAGAAATGAGATTGACTGTTGGCGAGATGATATCTCTATACTGCCTTTATAAACGACCTGCCGCATATAAAAATTTAACGGAGGGTGGTGTAAAATATCCATCTAACGCAACAGATAAATCTAAGGGAAAGCCCGAAAAACGACTCAATGACACCAGTCGTTATGTTTGGGATGACGAAACGATCGACTTGGTAGTAAAAGCATTGACAACGGAGCAGCGTGCCTTTGCGGATGAAATGCAGCAGTATTTGGCAGACATGGGTGCGCTCGGAAACGAGATAGCCTTGCAGATGTGGGGTATTGAGCTGTTTAACGATCCCAATTATTTCCCGAAGGAAGTCGATGAAAGCGGAATAGATAGCCAAACGGGAAGAACCGGTGATCCTAAATTGACCAATCAAAGCTTTACGAATCGGGTCAACGAAAAAGGAGCAACGAATCCTCTTATCTTACGTGATTTCATGGACGTTTGGGTGAACCATGTCAACTCCATGAATATGTTCTATGCATTTGCTATTCCTACCGAAAACATGAATAAGGTGTTGAACTATCGAATTACGGCGGAGAGAGACCCTGACACGGGGGAATGGGCAGGTGATGCGGTAAAGAAACTGCAAGCAGATGATTTGTCTGTTAAGGCCGTTTTGAAATCGCAATATGGAGATGATTCGGTCAAATACATAGAGCGGCTTTTACGCGACATCAACGGTGGTGCCAGAGCTGATAACGCGGCCTCCCTGCTTGACCGAGGGCTCACCGCTTTCAAGCGGGCTTCCACGCTGCTATCTCTGTCCACGATCATTCAGCAGCCCACGTCTGTCGCGCGTGCCATGGCTTACATCAACGTGAAGTATTTCGCGGGAGATAAGGTCTTGAAGGGCAAGCATCGGGAGAAGTGGCGTGCTGTGATGGAGGCGGCTCCCGTGGCTGTCACCAAGGATATGGGCGGCTATGACACGGGTGTAGGCTCACGCACGCAGGACTATTTGAAATCCAAGGAATACGAGACGTTGGGTGAGAAGTTCGGCGGATTCTTCAAGGACGGCGATTACCGAGCGGAGGTATTCGGGCGGGGTGCGGCCTTTGCGGATGAGGTGGCATGGATCAGTATTTACGAGGCTTGTGTCCGTGAGCAGGCGGATAAGTTGAAGGTTTCTGTGGATTCCAAGCCCGCCATGATGATGGGTGCCAAGCGATTCGCCGAGGTCATCCGCCGCACGCAGGTTTATGATTCCACCTTGACGCGAACCGAGATCATGCGCTCCAAGGATACGGGTGCCAAGATGGTGACGGCGTTCATGGCAGAGCCTTCCACGGTGGTCAACATGATGATTGACGGTATTGTGCGGGTTTCGCGCGGCGACTGGGCATTCATGGGCAAGACCGTGGGAGCCGTTACGGCAGCCATCATTCTGAACTCCATTCTCGTTTCCCTGGTGTACGCCATGCGGGATGATGACGAAGATCAGAACTACGGGGAGAAGTATTTGGAATCCCTTTTATGGGAGCTGAGCGAAGGCGTGAATCCTGCTGAGTATTTCCCTTATCTCCGTGATATTATGTCTCTCGTCAAGGGCTATGACGTTGAGAGAAGCGACATGACGCTGTTTGCGCAGTTGATCCGGAACGTGCAGAGCATCACCAGCGAGCGCAAGACGCCTTACGAGAAGGTGGTCGGCGTGGCCGGTGCGGTGTCCTCCTTCTTCGGGCTTCCTGTGAAGAACGTGGAGCGGGACGCGAGGGGGATGCTGAACACGGTGGTCGGTTCGATCAGGAAGGATCCCGAGGAGGATATTCCCGACGCTGTGCGCCGAGAGATGAACCGTCTTGTGATCAACGGCATGGACGTACTGCCGCGCGGTGTGGGTGACGTGATCACCTACGAGGGGCAGAGTGTCAAGCTGACGGCCAAGCAGAAGGCGCAGTTCCGCAAGGTATACGGTGAGGCCAACGAGGCTGTGAGCCGCATGGTATCCATGAAGCTGTATACGGGTGCCGATGACGAGGCGAAAGCCAAGGCCATCAAGCGTCTGTACGGCATTTACTACAACCGCGCCATTGAGGATCTGCTTGGTGTGGACATTGAGAATAAGAACGTGCTGATGTCCCGCGCTGTGGATCCCGCGCAGCTTGCCATCGTATCGGCTGTATGTGCCGGGTTGGCGGCTGATGTAGGGAAGGACGGCAAGACGATCACGGGTTCCAAGAAGGCGAAGGTGATCTCTTATCTGAGCGCGTTGAACCTCAAGGCGGCGCAGAAGCATTTGATCCTTGGGTATCTGGGGTACAAGAACACCCAGGGCGAGGAGAAGGTGCGGGCGTACCTTGCCGGGCTGGGACTTGGCAGGGAAGAGGTCAAGGAGCTGTTGGAGATAGGCGGATACTGATAAAAATGACCCTCCCGGGGTGACTTGGGAGGGTTGTTTTGTTTTGCAAATCGTTTTGCATAAGATGTTAAAAGGACGAGGGAATCAACGCGAGAACGATGAATGAAACGCTTTGGCGAGGTGTCAAATACATTGATGAAACAAAGAAAAACACCAAAACCTTTGTGCGACAATGGTTTTGGTGTGTGGTGGAGGTGAGGGGAGTCGAACCCCTGTCCGAAAACCCATTCATGCAACTTTCTCCGGGTGCAGTTACTGTTTAGATCTCCTTACAGCGCGGTACAGGAACAAACCGCGCTGCAAGCAGCCATTTTGTGCTTGATCGGTTCAATGGCGAAACGCCGATGCAAGTTCACCACTAACATGACGCCTCTGAGGGGTTCGTGGTCCTCCCCCGTGAGACGGGCGGCGCAATAGGGCCGCGGCACTGCCTAATTAGGCAGCCAGAGCAACAGAAGTGTTGTCGTTTATTTTTTAAAGTTGGGCAGTTGACAGGATTACCCGGCCTGACCCGCTTATCACACTTCAAGATCCCCGTCGAAACCGGTACACCCCCATAAAAGAGGGAACCGTTAAAGGGCACTTGCTGTGTCCGCTGATTGAGTGAACTCAATCGTAGTCATCATAGCTGTGAGACTTTGACTTCATACGTCGCTCGATCTCACGGTCTGATTCAGCTTCGGCTATGGAAGCACGTTTGTCATAGAGCTTTTTACCACGGCACAAGCCTAACTCAACCTTAACATAGGGGCCTGAGAAGTACAGTGACAACGGAATGAGCGTAAGACCTTTTTGTGTCAATGCGCCGTTCAGCTTCATGATCTCTCGCTTGTGCATGAGTAATTTTCGATCTCTTAAGGGATCACGGTTAAAGATATTGCCAAATTCATAAGGGCTGATATGGATGCCGTGGGCAAATACTTCGCCTTTTTCGATGGAGCAATAAGCATCCTTAAGATTGACAGCCCCCTTGCGGAGACTCTTGACCTCTGTACCAAAAAGGGCAATGCCCGCTTCATATCTCTCGTCCACGAAATAATCGTGATATGCCTTTTTGTTTTGAGCGATGGTTTTTTTGTTGCTCTTTTTTTGATTTTCTGCCAT